GCCTCTATAGACTCCACATCATCTTTAATGTCTCTAATAAATTGAGAGTCGGATGTTTTACCAGTTCGTATATCGTCGGTTAATTGTAGTAGTTTTTCTAAGTGGTATACTCGTTTAGCTACTTCAGGTTTATATGTAGCTGGTTTAGTGAAGTCCATTATCTCCCCTTTGAAAGCTACAAGGGACTTACCTGTTATATTACCAGCTTGTACATTAATATCAATTAACTTGCGATAACGCCTGAGGTCTGTCTCTAAGTTTAATACCTGATCCTTGACTGTTGTAATGTCCCCTTTATCTAATAACTTAAACAAGTTAGTTATCTTAGGGTTCATTTCAGAAGCTAAACTTTGGTTTATCCGAGCCATCTTATTAATCTGCTCAGGTAACGACTTAGCTCGCATTATGTACTCCTCAATATCTAATTCCGGATTCTTAGGTTTAACAGGTTCCTTCTTAGGTATTGGAGGTTCACCTGCTAATTTAGGTTCTTCCGGTTTAGGTTTAGGTTTTACATCGGGTGTAACATCTTCAGATATTAAATCGTCTACCGTCTTACGAGGTTCTAATCTTTCATCTGTTATAGATACTTCAGAGGTAATGTCGTTTTTTAAAGCGTCTTCTTCTTTAATAGCTTTATCTAATTCCTTCAAAGCTACAGTAGCGTCACCCTTCCCTTGAGAAGCCTTTACGACTTTCTTTAAAGCTCGCTGCTTTCTCCACCAAACGCCCGCAGTTCTTTGTACCCAAGAGTAACCCAAGTTAATACCAGCACCTAGAAACAAACCTTCGATTGCTCCTTGTGCTCTAGCTTTGATAGCTTCTTCGCCTTGTTTATCTTCAACATCTGTTGTTATATAATCCGCTACTGCACCACGCAACGCACCTTCAGATGCTATCTTAGTTACTCTAACAGCCTTCTCGCCTCCTTTTTTTGTTTTAATTAACTTTGCTAAGTCTGAAGCAGCATCCCCAACTTTGGTTACTTTAGATACAACACCAGTAGTCTTAACAGCTAAACCTCCTGGTATCCAAAATGTACCTAAATAAGAACCTATGTCCGCTGTTATATCTTCAACCGCTGATTCAGGTTTATCAAACAAAGACCTCTCTATTGATTTACGAGTACCTGTACCGAATATTTCACTAGTTGCTTTTACTAGATCATCGACAGCTCTTACAGGCATTCTAGCTAATGTACGACCAGTTGCTTTCGTAGCATTCCAACTCCAAGAAGTGAAGTTATCTAACCAATCCTGCGATGCTTCAGCTTCGTCTTCCGTTACTTCTATCTCCTCTTCAGGTGGTATATCTGATATTACAGGTTCCTGCTTGAAGATACTTTGGTATGAAGATGTCGGTTGCTCAACTTGAGGCGTTGCAGGTACTACTTGAGTTACAGGCTGTTCAACTTCCTCTTCGTCAAAAATAGATTTATAAGGAGCCATTTTATTACCTTACCTTGAACTGATCCCTTTGCATTCTCATAAAGTCTTGAATCGTATTAGGCTCAGGTGGTATTCCAAACTTTCTATTTAATAAATTTATAACAGGAAAATCCTCCATACTTCTCTCTTCTATTGGAATTTTTTCGTAGTTCTCAAATTCTTTTTCAAGAGCTTTATCATAAGATGCTAATGTATTTAAGCTATCTACGAAAGGAGTTACTCTTGGGTCAAATCTAAATTCAACATCCGCAATCTTTTCATTTAAGTCCGGAGCATCCTCGAAGCGTTTATAACCATACCTCCTTCTTATATCATAAACAACTTCAGCGTATTTATTAGGTGCTTTATCTCCCAACTCTGTTATCAACTCGTTTGGTTTACTAAGTTTAGATTCGTACCTATCTGCTACATCTAAAGCTTTCAGTCTTTCATTAGCTACAGCACCCAACCTATCACCTGCGTATGTTCCTATATCTGCACCAAATCTAATTACAGGTCCAGCCTCAACTACAGTAGGAGCGTATGGATAAGAAGGCATAGAAGGTGCAGTTGTAACAGTCCTTTTCATACGAGCTAAAGCCGTGTCTATAGCTTTTAGATCAGCTTCAGCCTCAACTATTTCTTCGATTAATTCTTCGCCTGTTTTTTGAGTAGGAATCATTACTGATCTTTTCTGATCTTCGTACTTCCTCTCTATGTCTTGAGATTTCTTCCAGGAGTTTATTAAAGAAGTTTTTATTTCCTTCTCCACTGTATTCATTAAAGACAACCGTTCATCTATATTGTCTGTTTTAAAACTAATATCTTTAGATTCCTCTTTAATTCTTTCTTGATACCTTTGTATATAATCACTGGAAAACTGATTAAACTTATTATCAATCAATCCGGTACTTACGCCTGGTAAAAACTTACCTGTGGATGGGTCTATATATAAAGCTTTAAGTTCTGATTTAAGAGAATCTGTAAAAGTTTTCTCAGCTTTACTCGATTGTTGACTGGCTGGTCCTTTTATATACCAAAACTGATCTGCTATCTCTTGTTCCTTTTGGTTTAATTTTTGGATAACCTCTGGGTCTTTGATGCCTAAAGTAGCTATTTCTGTACTAGCTTTATACCCAGGATTGTTATTAACCTTTGATTCAAACTCATCTACTATTAAAGTCTCTTCCTCTTTAGATACAGATAGCAACTCAAGTTCTCTGCGAGCTTTAGCTACTGTTAAAAACTTACGAGACGCTGTACTGTAAGCTTCTGATTTTGAATCATTGGCGGTGTATCCAGAGAATAACAATCGTTGTAGTCTAGTGGTATCCTGTGACTGTATTAATTCTTTAGCTAATACTTGAGTTGAATTGTCTTCATCAGTAACAGGAGCGAAACCAGCATCCACTAAATTTTTTATAACAGATATCTCAGCTTGTTCATTGAATGCTGAGTCTTTAGTAACACCAGCTGTTATAGCTTGAGAAGATAAAGTCCATAATGACAGTATATCTTCAGCTACTTCATCTTTATCTTTCTCAATCTTATCTCTAGCTGCTTCTATTTTATCACGCATTTTAACAGCGTCTGAACGAATGTAAGCACCTTCTCTATTAATATTTCCAAGCCTACCGCCTTTGCCTGTAAGATCGATGTCTAATAAAGAATCTAGAATAAGCTCTGCTTTCTCAGGTTGCGGGTTATCACCCACTAATAGATTAGTTATATTAGGTTTAGCGAAACCATCCCAGTATAACTCAACAACACGAGACCTTGGTATACGACCATCCTCGGCTATCTCATCCATTTTATTTTTTATATCTAACTGAAGCTGTGCCCTATCATTAGGGTCTGTAGCTGTAAGCACACGGTCTCCAAAGTCTTGATTAGCTTCCTCAATAACTAAACTTTCGTTATATTCCTGAGTAGCTTTATCTCTTTTCTTAACAGCACTAGTGTAAAAGTTATTCTCAACTGAGTCAGCGTAGTCACCAAATCCCTGCATAGCGAATTGAGAACCGCCTAACTGATCTGTTATATTCTGTCTTTCTTGAGCTAATATATTCTCTATTATATCCTCATCACTGTCTAGGTTCTGAGTTACCTCTTCCATCCTAGCTTCTAAGCTGCTAGCGTAAGTTTTTCTAGCGTACCTCTGACCGATGCGTCTACGAAATGCTCGTTGATAACCAACAAGTTGCGATCTAGGTAATAAGCCTTGCTCTACTAACTTCTCTCCGGTTGCATCTAATCCTTCAATCGATTGTTCAAGATCAGCAGTAGCTGCCTCCATCTCACCACGCTCTAATCCTTTTTCGTACTGGAACTTCTGAACTTGTCCGTATGCTTGCAGTGCTGGATTAACTTGACCCAAAGCATCCGCTAAATCCATCAACTTGTTACGACCAGCCTTCTGCACTTGAATGCCGTACTGACCTGCTCGTTGAATGGTAGGCTGAATACCAGGAGCAACATCCCCTAGTCCTTGTACTTGTACTCGTTCCTTAGCCATTATGCTGTCTTTGTAGATTTAGTTGGAAGTCTGCTTCCTATATCAAGTCCTGTACGATAACCACTAAGACCGCTTTGTATACCGCCTAACACAGCACCTAAACCGCTGGGTCTATCTATTGGTTGTGACAATCCGATCTGACGCTGTTGTGTAGCAAACCCTGCTTGTTCAAGTCCTAAGCCTGTACTTAATGCACCTAGCTCTTGCTGTCTAAGTATTGAGGCTCTGTATCCGGCTTCCTGCCTCATATAGTCATCCATCAACGCTTGAACAGATGCACCTGCTACTCCTGCTTCTCCAGCGGATACCCTAGCTCTAGCAAGTGCTGCTTGTGATTTACGACTTACTTGTTCAAGTTCTCTACCAACAGCTTCCTGCTCCTGTGCTTGACGCATACGAAGAGAGGTTTGTTCTTGTAGGAATCTCTGACGCTCCGCAGCTTGTGCTTGCTTTTGATACGCTTCTTGTGCTTTAGCTTGCTGTCTTTGACCTGCGAATGAAAGTCCTGCGGACCCTATACCTACAGCAGCAGATGTAGCAGCAATACCTGTAGAGGCTAAAGCAGCCGTAGTCATACTAGCAGCAGCAGCTTTACCTACAACTAATGCACCTATTGCTGGAAAACACATAACAATTACTTCCTCTCTAATATAAATGACAGATAGTTTTCGTACTGACAATCGTTAAACTCAGCCCCTAACCACTCCAACCATCTAATACTCAGCTTGTTACTACGCATGACAAAGTTAGTTAAGTAATCAAATCCATCTAACAACTCCTCGACCTTCTCAGCTGAGTGTTTCAAAAAGAACTTCTTGATGTTTGGTAATCTTCTAGTCCCTAATAACCAAGCACTTCCGATATTAGTACCGTTGATAGGACACACACCAAAGGAGCAGTACAGATTGTTTTCCTCATCCCGTACACTGTAGCACTTGCTCGATGTAACATACGACATATACACAGCATCTCTAGGGTGGTGCATAAGACCGAGAATCTCTAACATATCTTCCTCCCGCAAATCGTCGTACAGATCGACTGGGTCCATATCTTTATGTGCTTCATCTATCCTAAGCTCCATAGCGTCTACTTCTCGGTATCATCATCGATTCAAATTCTGCTGCTAACAACTTAACTGGCAAGGCAGAACTGCTCTTTACTTCTATTGTTACATCGTTTGGTTGTCCTTGTACAGGGAATCTGAAGTGTCCGTCTTGTGGTGTGAAACTGTTAAGTGTTAAGTTAGCACCTAGTATATCAGGATTAAAAGCGTAGCTGTAGGTATCTCTAAACTTAGGAGTTACTTCCACAACAAAGTGTCCGGTCTCTGCATAGTTCAAGCTACCACTACGAATCGTTTGGAAGGTGTAATCAGATGCACTACGACCTCCTCTTTCTGTTGGTTGCTTCAGTGTTTGATCAGAGAATCTGTACAACATATTGTACGGGATGCCCGCAAAGAATGGAACAGATGTTATATCTCCGCTGACTGTACCTGCGGTTGCTGATGTTCTAGTAAATGCGTATTTGTGTCCAGCTTTACTATATATCTCAACATTGACTGGATCGTAAGGAAACCCGCTAATCGTAGTAAGACTTCCACTAAAGCTAGTAGTTAGTATAGTATCACTGCTATCTATCCTACTGTCTAAACAGATAGTGTAAGTTAAGTTCTCGTCCTGTAGATCGTTCTCTAGTGGTAGTACTTCTAAGTAGGTGGATGTCGTATCGTTAGTTACAAGATGTAAGTTAGACTCAATAAAGTCCAATCCGATAACATCTCTACTAAGTGTGAACTTCTGCCAAGCTGATTGTATCTTCTCTTTGCCTTGCCAAAAGAACTTGTACACAAATATCTCTTTTCTGTTCTGATTGTTAACCAGTGCTATAGCATTCTCAACAGAAGTACCTGCCATAGCTATGATATTAGACTTGATATATGTGGGTACTTGAGCTGTTACTTCTGCTGCATCAAAGATATTAGTGTCGTTGTCTACATAGTACTCGGTAACTCCTGCAAATCCGTTCCGTTTAAACGGGAAGTATACATAGTTGTTCAGTACGATTGGACGAATCTCTGGTGTAGAATTGTATTCAGTAGCTGGTGTTATGCTTACCGTCTTAGGTGTTAACAAGTCAGTGCCTCTAAGTACGAACTGTGTATTCTCTGAGAACAACAATAACTTCTCTTGGAATGGTACAGCGTGTTTAAGAACTGATACTCTTGTGTGACTGACTCCTACATCGATCCTAGAACTGTCTAACAGCTGTAGTACAGTAGCCCTCCAAAAGTTAAAGAACTCATCTGCTTCACTGAACACAACACTATCGTTAGTCAGCATACCAAGACGATTCTTAAAGAAGAACATATCGTTTATCTTACTACCTACAAATGTAGGAGCTGGATTCGTCTCGTCGTCTCCTACAAGTCGGTCCGTCCAATCAGTAACATCTAATGTCCAAGTGTTAAAGGTAGCATCTGGTACTAACTGTAGAGGCATAGTGGTAGCATTCAGCTCACTCTTTACACCGTATCCTATATCCTCTACCCAAGTGCCTTCTCCAAAGTCATTACCGTCTTTTGTTTGAAAGATAACATAGTAATCATCTTGGACCAGCTCTGTATCTCCTTTTACTTTTACTCGGAAGTTATTAAATGCTTTAGCTGGTAGGTCTGTAATATTAGATACTTCTTTATATACTAATCCTAATCCTTGATCTGCTATTCCATCATTGGTGTGTATCCGAAAGTCTTCAGTAGCTGTAAGTTTTATAACAGCATCTTCTCTTACCACTGTACCGTTGAAGGCAGCGACTGTTCCTAATACAGCTGTTGCTGTTGCTACATTACCGCCTGACGGTGGATTAGCTATAGTAATAGTAGGAGCAGATGAATAGTTACTACCACCGTTGGTTATAATAATAGCTGTCACATTACCTCCTGTACTAACCGCAGCAATAGCTGTAGCACCTGAACCCCCTCCTCCACTAAAAGTAACAGCAGGTGGATTAGCTGGGTCATAGTTGTTACCAGCGTGTGTAACAGTAGCGGAAGCTACAAAGTCAGCATTACCTCCGTTGTTTAATATGTTGTATAGTTGTGTAGCTATAGTAATAGTATCAGCATCGCTACCTCCATTCGCTACTCCGTCTCCACTAAGAATATCAAAACTCTGTTCTACATCATCACTCGTATCAAACTCACCGTCTGGTCCTGCAAAGATAGTGTGTACAGCATATTGCTTATCGTAGTCTCCCAGCTTAACAAATACTAAAGCTTCGTATGGAAGTGTAGAACTAAGAGAAGCACCTAACGATACCGTCTGTTCTTTGTTAGCTATGAATGTATAGTCTGCAACTGTCAGAGCTTTAACATCAGTACGAGGGGTAGTAACATTATTGAGGTAAGTCTGAGCGTTACTTGTAATGTTAACTGTCTTCTCCGATCCGTCACTCAGATCAAATAAAGATAGATCATTGTTATCTATAACAGCAGCAAATTGATTATCGTCGTCTCTATCTATAAAGTGTACAAATGCATCGTTGCTTATTTTACTTGTGAACAGCTTGCTTGTGTGTCTAGTATTAGGTCGTTTTACCAACCCCTCAACAACAGTAGCCCAAGCATTGATTTGTTCGTCACACTGACCAGGATACCGCAGGTTGTCAGGTTGCTGCGATACGCCCTGTGCGAGGTTAGGTACACTGTTTACTAACAGAGGCATGTGTCGCTTTATCTATCTAAAACTCTAAGTACGCTGTAGTGGTCAAAGATTGTCCTGTCTGCATTCTCAGAGTCACTGTCAATAGCACGGGCTTTAGCTTCTATCTCGTCTCTCAAAGCAAACCCTTCGATCTCTCTACTGCCTAAGAATCTGTTAGCAAAGATACGAGCTGCTTTAACTGTGATGTAGTGTCTGAATTGCTCAGGCATATCTGTGAATGCTAACTCAAAAGTTATGGAGGCTTTAACCTCCTTGGTCCATACATCCGTGTGTTTCTTCCTATCGTATAAGATAAGTCCACGCTGTACTGGATCACTGTCTGTATAAATTAATGGGTCTAAGTCTACTCTAAGTGTGTTACTTGGTAGGTTAATCTTAGATGTGGAAGCGTCAGGAGTAAGCTTGTATTCGTGTTCTGTATTGAAGTGCCAACCCTCTGACTGTACGGCTTTACTAGTTTCATCTAGCACGGCTTCCGCTTGTACGACTGATACGGGAACTGCTGTCCCTCCTAATGTATTTACTGGTGCTTCTCCTATAACGGAGATCATCGTGTTTACTGCATTTAGTTTAGTCGTAAGTGCCATAGTTTTGTATATAAGTAATCCCGATGGAGGGAGCGGAACGAATCACAGACCTCCCAACACCGAGAGAAACGGATTATGCTACTAATTCGATAGCACACTCAGGACGGAGAACTCCGTGACCCATAGCGTACTTAGCAACAAATAGCGTACCTTGACGCTCGATCTGATACTCGGATTCGGTAGCAAGATCAAGCAACTTAACGGTTCCTACAGCAGCAGAGTGAGAAACAATTCCCAAGCTATTGCGGAAGTCACCGTTGTATCCGACACCACTAACACCAAAGACATCATTAGCAGCCTCTCCGTCTCCGGAAGAAACAGCACTAAGGTCAGTTGATGGGATGTGGTTGGATTTGTAGATGTTGATACCAGCGATTTGTGGGATCGATCCAGTAGCAAGTCCGCCTTGAC